TGTGGGTTGGTCTGGACTACTACTTTTTCCCACTGCTTATCTTGCCCTTGGTGGCTGGCTTACTGGCACAACGTTTGTTACAAGCTGGTACACCCACGGGTTGGCGTCTAGTTATCTTGAAGGCGCTAATTTCCTTACGGCTGCTGTGTCAACGCCTGCAGATTCTATGGGTCATTCTCTTCTTCTACTTTGGGGTCCTGAGTCTCAGGGGGATTTCATCAGGTGGTGCCAACTTGGGGGACTCTGGACTTTTGTGGCGCTCCACGGGGCCTTTAGTTTGATTGGATTTATGCTTCGCCAGTTTGAGATTGCACGTCTTGTGGGGATCCGTCCTTACAACGCAATCGCATTTTCTGGTCCTATCGCAGTATTCGTATCTGTGTTCCTGATGTATCCACTGGGACAATCCAGTTGGTTCTTTGCACCATCGTTTGGTGTTGCTGCTATCTTCCGATTCCTTCTGTTCCTTCAAGGTTTCCACAACTGGACCCTCAACCCCTTCCATATGATGGGAGTTGCTGGTATACTGGGTGGAGCACTACTCTGTGCAATTCACGGAGCAACAGTTGAGAATACTCTTTATGAAGACAGCGATCAGTCAAATACTTTCAAAGCGTTTGAACCGACTCAAGAGGAAGAGACGTATTCTATGGTTACGGCTAACAGATTCTGGTCTCAGATCTTTGGTATTGCTTTTAGCAATAAACGTTGGTTGCACTTTTTTATGCTTTTTGTTCCAGTTATGGGCCTCTGGACTTCTTCTATTGGCATCATCGGTCTTGCTCTTAACTTACGTGCCTACGACTTTGTATCTCAGGAAGTTAGAGCGGCAGAAGATCCAGAGTTTGAAACGTTCTATACAAAGAACATCCTCCTTAATGAGGGACTTAGAGCGTGGATGGCTCCAGTAGATCAACCCCATGAGAACTTTGTATTCCCAGAAGAAGTGTTGCCCCGAGGCAATGCTCTGTGATATACTAGGAGGGGAAACCCTCCTTTTATTTTCTCTAAATAACTTTCAGTTTATTTTTACATATGAAATTTACAGTTTATTCAAAAGATGGTTGTCCCTATTGCACAAAGGTGCAGCAAGTGTTACAATTGGCTGAGTTGCAATACGTTGTCTATAAACTGAATACTGATTTTACTCGTGAAGAATTCTATGCGGAGTTTGGAGAGGGTTCTACTTTCCCGCAAGTGATTGTAGACGATCAGCATATTGGTGGATGTACCGATACGGTTAAATATTTAAAAGAACAAAATTTAGTTTGATGGAAAACAATCTTCAAGAAATTTATTCTGACGTAGAAAAGGCTATTGACTATGCTTTCAATGGTCAGTTTGTAATGAAGTTCTATGACTATCTCAAGATTCGTGGAACTAAAAAAGTTGAAGTTGAAATGTTTATTGAAAGTTCCACTGCCAATCAACTTAATGAACTTGTATTGGAATTAGAATCTTATCTTGAAGGTGGATCTGATCAAGAGCACAAACAACTTCGTGAAGCCTATGGGCATATTCCCAAACCAATGGCACGAAAAATAAAAGAATATCTTTATGGCATCTTAGAAGATGCGCGGAAGTACAATCATGACAAGAGGCGTGGGCGACGCAAAAAGGAAACTAAATAGAAACGAACCCGAAATAAATCGGGGAGTTGAATTACTACTACGCAATAGACGGAGGAGAGAATCAAAACCAAAAACTTTTCAAGTGAAGTTTGGTAAAATGATCTCTTTGTTCCGCCAAGAGTATCATTTCTTCATCGAATTTCACTTCGACATTAGGAAAAAATAACTCTCTGGAGAACTAAAATGTTAGCAGTAGCACTTACCATCGGCACATTAGTTTCAATAATGTTCTTTTTTGTTGGTGGTGTAATAGGATGGATGGCCAAAGAACATTTTTATCAAACTTCGCCAGTGTATACTCACCCAGAGATGTTTGACTCAAATGGAAACATCATTCCCGATGAAATTTTAGCAGTGAGATTTGAAAACGATTATGACTACGACGACGAAGACGACGAAGGCGGCGGCTGAAACCGACACCAAACTTCCACCCAATCCGTTTATGCATGAGATTTTAGATCTCGTTGCAAAACAAAAAACGAATGCAAAAAAAGTTGAAATTCTGAAAGAGCATGAGAACGACGCACTGAAATCGTTACTCATCTGGAACTTTGACGAATCAATTATTTCGGTTCTTCCCCCTGGTGAAGTTCCATTCAAAGCAAATGAAAACCCACTGGGAACTGATCACTCTTCTCTAAGACGTGAGTTCAAGCACTTCTATAACTTTGTAAAAGGTGGCAACGACAGTCTTCCTACGATTCGTAGAGAGACTATCTTCATTCAAATTTTAGAAGGTCTGTATCCAAATGAAGCTGAGATCTTGTGTCTGGTAAAAGATAAGCGACTTACGGATAAGTATAAAATTAGTCTTGATGTTGTTAAAGAAGCCTATCCAGATATTACTTGGGGGGGACGCTCCTGATGTGTTATGTTCTTTATCAGAAATGTGAAAAATCGGTAGCGAAAGATAAGGCACTACCTTTAAATTCTTATATCGTTACTTATATCTCTGATGAAGAAACCTTTTACGATATTGTAATTTGCAACAAACAAGTTGAAATCTTTGATATGTATTGGGATAAATATCGTGAGGGTTTGAAAAATATAAAATGGACAGATGGAAGAGTGAATCCAAGACTTTGGCAATCTAATAAGGAGAAAAATAAAAAATGAGTGCAGGGTTTAGTGAAGAGAAGATTGAAGTTTCAATTGATAAGAGTAAACTCCAAGAAGTTTTAAAAGTGTATAAAAGAATTAAACGTTATCAAAGATCAAGTCTCTTTGAAATTAAAACTATGGATGGAACAGAAACTCTTGTGAGTGATTTACTTAAGCAACTGGACGAAGATGGGTAAGCATTATCTTTTAAATTTGTATGGGTGTTCGTTTGTCTTATTGGATGATGAGCAATGCCTTATAGATCTATTAGAAAATGCTGCAGCGGCAAGTGGAGCCACTGTGGTTCAAACAATTTCAAAAAAGTTTGAACCACAAGGAGTCACTGTTGTTTGTTTGTTGTCGGAAAGTCATATTAGTATTCATACCTGGCCCGAAGAAGGTAAGGCAGCAGCAGATGTTTATACTTGCGGAGATTGCGATCCTAAGATTGGATGTGATATAATTATTCAGCAACTCCATGCTCAGAATCATACACTAAGTTACATTGAACGTTGACAGATTCAAATATATACAGTATAATCGGATCATAATGAACTTTTTTCATGTCACACTATAAACCATATTCTCCTGAGTGGCATCGTAAACGCTACTTAAAAGAGGCAATTGATAATTATCTAAATGAGCAGGTTAATAATGAAGTAATACTTCAAGATTTATCTGATATTTTATCCGAAAGATCTGAACGAGCTTACGAAGAATTTAATCGAGTTAATGATTTAGAATCAAGAATACAATAAAGGAGAACATGTATGCTATCTACCCAATATCGCCTCCGCCTTGAAGCAATTTGCAAAAAGATTGTTCTACACGAGGAAGTGAGTTTGGAAGATATAATTTGGGCAGAGAAACTTGCCAAAGCAAATCGTTCTGCTGCGACTATACTTCGTCAAGCAAGAAGGAAAGCAGAGAATCCTGATATGGATGCGATGGATGATTTTCTCAACACACTAGACATTGGTGGAATGGGCCACGAACGTTTTGGCCGCCGTGGTTTTGAGAGTCCTAATGATTTACATGATTGGTTCAAGCGTGATGATGATGAGACCGACTGGCGGACAAGAGATTAATTAGTATCAAAAGTTACAAAAAAAGTATCTAATATATTATACGTTCATTCGCTATTCGCAAATAGCGAACGGAAGTAAGGAAACTGAAGGAACGCAAATTTACCAAAAGTAGAGGAGCAAATCCAATGTCCAAAGTCGTATATCGTGGTGTCGAGTATGATACCAAAGAACGCCCAAATCAAACATTTAAGATTGAACCACATGTAGAAATCTACCGTGGAACAATGTTCTGGGTAGATAAAAATGGAAACAAACTTTCCATGGAGAGGGTAAAATGAAAAAACTTAACTTCCTTCAACTCATTAAAGAGAAAAAACAAAAAGAAGATCGTCGTCACCAAGCCAAACTAGTTCATCTAGTGGTTGCCAGATGACATCGGGAGGGGTTGATTCCCTCCTTTTTTTGTGCTATGATGTATAAAAATATTTTTGCATATGACTTTAAAAATCAATTTTTATTGCAATGAAAAATATAAAAATAGAATTCCAGAACCAGTTGCAGCTTCAAAATGTTTTCCCGATTGGTTTTCAAGATTACCTTTAGATAATAAAAAACTTAAATATGACGTAAATCCACAAAACATTTATGAAATATTAGCAGACAATAGTAAAGCAAATGTTAAAAAATGTTTAGGTATTCAAGAATTTTTAAACACTGGATATATTATTCCTTCTTGGGCTGATTTTATTTTTAGAGAACAAGAAGATGGAAATCTATATGTAAACTGGATGGAAAATTATTATGATAAAACTCTATATCTTCCACATTTAAATCGGCAATATCATACCATGCCAAATAAACCTATCTATGGACACTTTGGAAAAATATTTACTCCATGGATAATTAAAACAGATCCAGGAGTTTCTTGTTTAATTACACATCCATGGTGGCATAGGAATAAATCATTTACTTCATCTACAGCAATTATGCATACTGATTTTACTCCATTGATTATTCCTTGGTTTTTTGAGTGGAATTACAAAATTGAAACAAAAATGGAGATAAAAAATATCGATGTAGAAAAACAAATTGTTCCAAAAAATGAACCACTTGTATTAATTATTCCTTTCTATAGAAAAACTTTTTCATCAAAAATTAATTATATTTCTGAGGATAAAATGAATAATTTAGATTACGCACAATTACATCTAACACATGATTCAACCGGGAGTCAGTGCCCATACAAAAATTTTAGAAAAACTATTGGTAAATTATTTCAGTAAAAATTATGGATAAAGATAAACTTAAATTAATTATTCACAATCTTGAGTTGCTCGTTGACTCTTTGAAGTCTGAAGTTTATTCAGATACTCAGAGTTACTTAGAGTATGATAAAATTACAGCAGCACTTTCTGATTATGATGAGGTGTTTGAAGACGATGATGGTTACCCGGATTGATTAAATGACAGTAAAACTTATTAGCATTACTCCTGATGCAGAACAAACAATGGCATATATTGCTAGGGTTTCTAATCCAGCAAATCAAGATAATGAAAACTATGCAGGTCTGTTACGTTATTGTATTAAGCACAATCATTGGAGTGTGTTTGAGCAATCTACTATGACTCTGGAAATTGAAACGACTCGTGGTATCGCAGCTCAGATCTTGCGCCATAGGTCTTTTACATTTCAGGAGTTTTCGCAGCGTTATGCAGGCTCTTCTTTGCTGAGTGAGTACATTCCTGTTCCTGACCTTCGCCGTCAAGACACCAAGAACCGTCAGAACTCGATTGATGATATTGCCGAGTATGAGAAACTGACATTGCAGAGTAAGATTCAAGATCATTTTGCACACTCTATGCGCCTCTACAAGGAACTTCTGGATCATGGTGTGGCAAAAGAGTGTGCAAGGTTTGTACTGCCTTTAGCGACGCCCACACGCATCTACATGACTGGATCATGTCGTTCTTGGATTCACTACATCAATCTTCGTTCATCTAATGGAACCCAAAAAGAACACATGGATATTGCATTAGCATGTAAAGAAGTCTTCAAAGAACAGTTTCCTTCAGTGGCAGAAGCCTTAGAGTGGATCTAAATAACACTATATATTATTTCAGATTATGGCAACTTATCCAATTATTCATGTAGAGACTGGTGAAAAAAAAGAAATCGAAATGAGTGTTCATGAGATTACTCAATGGTACAAAGACAATCCCGAATGGAAGAGGGATTGGTCAGAAGGATGTGCATCCGCCGGCGAAGTGGGTGAGTGGGCAGATAAGCTCATTCAAAAAAACCCAGGGTGGAATGACGTGTTAAGAAAAGCTTCTAAAGCACCAGGATCAAAAGTTAGACCTTTTAATTAGTATGCCAAGAAAAAAATCAGCAGGGATAGGAACCAGTCCAGTTCCCTTTGGAATGAGCAACAAGATGATGAAGAGAAAGAAACCAATCAATCTCGATTACATCAGAGCTATTGATCCTCTTACAGATAATCAGGAACGTTTGTTTGATGCTTACGAAGATGGTAAAAACGTTGTTGCCTATGGTGCAGCAGGCACGGGTAAAACATTTATTACACTCTACAATGCATTATTGGATGTTTTAAATGAAAAATCTTCCTATGAAAAGATCTATATTGTTCGCTCACTGGTAGCAACTCGTGAGATTGGTTTCCTTCCTGGAGATCATGAAGATAAGTCTTCGCTGTATCAGATTCCATATAAGAACATGGTGAAATACATGTTCCAGATGCCTACGGAAACTGATTTTGAAATGCTCTATGGAAATCTAAAGAATCAAGGAACAATTAGTTTCTGGAGTACATCATTCATTCGTGGTACAACTCTTGATAATGCAGTTATCATCGTAGATGAATTCCAAAACTTGAATTTTCATGAACTTGATAGTATAATTACTCGTGTTGGTGAGAATACTAAGATCATGTTCTGTGGTGATGCCACTCAAAGTGATTTGGTAAAGACAAATGAGAAGAATGGTATTATTGATTTCGTGAGAATTCTTCATCAAATGCCTTCGATGGAACTGATTGAGTTCGGACTGGAAGATATTGTAAGATCTGGTCTCTGTAAAGAATACTTAGTTGCTAAAGCTGAATTGGGAATGTAATGTCATTTAATCATGTAGAACTTGATCTCCCTAGATTAGAGAGAGACACCATTGATGGTGTAAGATATTATACTGTTCCTGGTGAGACTGACACATTTAAGTTAGTCTCAATTACTTCTGTGATCAGTCACTTTAACAAAGACTTTTTTGCTTCTTGGAGAAAGAAAGTTGGTGATGCAGAAGCGGATCGTATCACACGTAAGGCCACGTCAAGAGGAACTGATACTCATACTCTGATTGAGCAGTATCTTCGTAACATGGACTGCAACTCAGACGTTCTTCCAATTTCTGAGATGCTGTTTCAGATTTCGATATCAGAGTTAAAACGTATAAATAATATCTATGCACTAGAAGGTTCTCTTTACAGTAAATATCTTGGTATCGCCGGTACTGTAGATTGTATTGCAGAGCATGATGGAGAACTTTCTATCATTGACTTTAAGACTTCCAAAAAACCAAAGCCAAAAGAATGGATTGAGCATTACTTTGTTCAGTGTGCAGCATATGCGTGTATGCTGCACGAATTAACAGGATTATCTGTTAAAAAGTTCGTGATCATTATGACTTGCGAAACTGGAGAATGCGTAATCTACGAAGAACGAGATAAGGAAAAATATATTCGTCTTCTAACTCAATATATTAAAAAATTTGTCACAGATAAGTTGTCCAGTCTTGACAAATAATAAGTTATGTATTATGATGATCAAAATTCTTGTTATAAATGTACGTTAATCTTTTAGATCCTATGCAGAACGAACTCGAAAAAGTATTCGAAGATAAGTTTTTCTGCCAATCAAAATTTGCTCAAGAAATTGAGAGTCTCGTGCATAGTGATTTAAACATGAACTATATTGATGCTATCGTGTATTTCTGCGAGAAAAATAGCATTGATTTGGAAAGCGTTCCTAAGTTGATCTCAAAACCACTTAAGGAAAAGATTAAGTATGAAGCAATGCAATTAAACTTCCTGAAGCGCAGTTCGAGGGCTAGATTAGTATTCTGATGGAAAATATTCGTGCATTGAAAGAACCCTTTCCACACTTAATTGTGGAAAATATGTATGATAACGAAGAGTTAAAATTAATTTGGGAAGAACTTGAGTTTTTAAATAAACGAGGAAAACTTAAGAATCCAGATGTATATGGAGCTTCAAAAAATAAAGACGGATATGATACTAATGCAAAAGCAATAGTTTTAGATTACGTATATGAAAATAGAGACTTTTCTAATATTTTAAATATAAATCGAAAATTATTTAACTATTCAAAGATATACTCAGATCTAAGTCCATATCATTTTAAGTTTTCAATTTGTAACCATGATCACACAAAACTTAGATACTATTCAGATAAAGAATATTATCTTCCTCATCGTGATCCTTGCGAGGATACTATTGCTTGCACATATTTTTACAAAAAACCTAAAAAATTTTCTGGCGGAGAATTATTTTTTCCAGATTATAATTATGAAATAGAATGTTTGGATAACATGTGCATTATTTTTCCATCATATTTTACACATGGAGTTAGAGAAATATCAATAGATGATAGTAACTATCATAATGGATTCGGAAGATATTGTATGACACAATTCACAAACGTAATCGAAAAAAATGATTAATCAAATTTATCATACATCTCATTGTGGTTCTACTCTTTTAATTTCTCTTTTAAAGGACATCACTCAAGCATATTCTGAGCCATCTTGGAGTCATCAAGTCATTCGTGACTCTGCAGATTTTTTTGAAAATATTGATCAATATAATGGTGGAATAATTAAATTACCTAGTGCATTATGTAATTATGCATATCAAACTGAAGGTAAAAAAATATTTTTATACCGCCAACTAAAACAACATCTTTTTAAGATTCTTCCTGATAGAAAAATAACATATATTGATAGTGATTATTATCCATATTTTCGCAAAAATATTCATCCCAGTTTAAAAAATATTGAGTTTGATACCATAGAAAAAATAAATATTTTTTTATGGGCTAATAGAATCATGTGGATATCCGAGTGTCCTGATATTTCGTGGATCAATACCAACGAATTTTTAATCAATAAAAAAGAAACTTTAGATTTTGTTTGTGATCATTTTGAAATAGAAAGGATAAAGAATATTGAACTGGCAGATATTCATGTCAAATCTATTGGAATGAATCATAATGATATTGAGTTAAGTAAAGTAATACCAAACATTCAACAAGCAGTTCGTGTTGAACCCGATTTTGGTGTTATTTCTGACGAAGTATGCTATAATAACCATGCTATTCGTGAACTCATAGAATGGACTCGTAATAACTTGCCGTTTATCCCACAGTACCTACTTTGACGGCCACCAAAATTCACCTTTGATTCCATTTTTGGTCGAAAAAAAACTCCGGCAAAAATTTTTGCCCATTACTTTTTTCAAATGATGCCCTTTGATACCTACAAAACCTATATTGCGCTGAAAAATCACTTTACTCAACCTAATTATGATTACCAGAAGTATTGTGGAAAAATTAAAGCGAGTGTCCAGTCTTTTTATAAGCGAAAAGACCGATTCTGGTTTGAAAAACTGTCCCGCAATAAAACTGACAAGGAAATTGAGGACTTTTTTGTCAGCAATTTTGTTATGGCCTCTGATCCTGCTAATTTGTGGGTCGGAAGCATTATTCGTGAAGGTGACCGAAATTATACAGAATGGCAGAAAAGGATTCAATCGCTAAGTTACGTTTTTAAGGAAGAAACGGAGCAATTGTTCTCTGAGAACAAATTTGAAGAAATCTTCGATTGCAAAAATGGTCATCCAGTAGTCCTTAAAAGATTCCTGAGCGGGAAAATTAGCCTGGAAACACTGGTGATCTATGATAGAATATTCCTGTTCGGGAAAGACTTTGATAAAAAGTTAAAAGACCCGATTTGGGAGATTGTGAGTATGAAAATGAAAAAGTATTCTCCCTTTCTAAATATCGATGTATTCCGTTATCGTAAAATCTTGAAAGAAATTGTTGTAGGAGACCGATGAGTTTTTTTGAATCCGAAGTTGTTCGTTCCGAGATGTCTGAAATTTCAGAACTTCAAGAAGAAGTGTATCATAACGTGTTTAAGTTCTTCAAAATGACAAAGGAGGACAAAATTAAGCATGTTGACGTACTTCAGAAGTTACTGAACAAACAACAAGTTCTCTACACAAGAATGAGTTTGTCTGATGATCCTGAAGCAAAAGCAATGAAGCAAAAAATTGCTGAATCTGCTTCGATGATGGGTCTGGACGCAAATGTCGATATGAACGTTATTTTTAGCAACATGTCAAAACTGATTGATGTGATGCGTGATCAGATTGACAAAAATGATCTGAAGGATTAGAATAACGGGGTACACAAAGGCCAAATCCAATTTATACGAGGTACACATGTCTTTTGCTAATCTTAAAAAGCAATCTAAACTTGGTTCGCTCACCGAAAAACTGGTGAAAGAAGTCGAGAAAATGAGCACTGGTTCTGGTGGTGCAGATGAACGTTTCTGGAAACCAGAAATGGACAAAACTGGTGTTGGTTCTGCAGTAATCCGTTTCCTGCCTGCTGCTGAAGGGGAGGATGTCCCCTGGGTGAAGATGTATTCCCATGCCTTCCAAGGCCCTGGTGGTTGGTACATCGAGAACTCCCTGACCACTCTGGGTCAGAAGGATCCTGTGTCGGAGCACAATCGTGAACTGTGGAACAGTGGTAGCGAGAAAGATAAGGAAACTGTGCGTAAGCAGAAGCGCAAACTGAACTATTACAGCAACATCTACGTTGTGAAGGATCCCGCAAATCCTCAGAACGAAGGTAAAGTGTTTCTGTTCAAGTTCGGTAAGAAGATCTTCGACAAGATTCTGAATGCAATGCAACCAGAGTTTGAAGATGAAGAGCCGATCAATCCTTTTGATTTCTGGTCTGGTGCCAACTTCCGCCTGAAGATTCGTAAGGTTGAAGGTTATTGGAACTACGACAAGTCTGAGTTTGAATCTCCCGCTCCTTTGCTGGAAGATGATGATGCTCTGGAAACTCTGTGGAAGAAAGAGTATTCTCTGACTGCCGTTGTTGGTGTTGATCAGTTCAAGTCCTATGACGATCTTGAGAAGCGTCTGAAGTATGTGCTGGGTCAGAAAGGCACTTCACGTATGCAGAGCTTGGATGAAGAGGAAGAGTACGAATCTTATGTTCAGACTCCTTCCAAAGAAGAAAAGGTAATGGAAGAACTGGAAGCATCGTATCAGAAGAGCAAGGCATCTCCTTCTCTTCCGAATCTGTCAGCTGTCGATGACGAAGATGAAGATGATGCGATGAAGTATTTCCAAAAACTGGTTGACGAGTGATTACTCAAATAATCTGATATTGTCGCCCTTCTTCAAGGTGGAGTTCACATACTGATCTCCACCTTTTTTATATGGCATGATGTTTTCTAAGTCATTGAATAAAGTATTCAGATAGATGGGCTTCAGAACGTAGATATTTCTCTTATCTTCTTGAATTTGATTCTCATAATCATAGTTTGTCACTTCATAAGCAATATTTGACTTAGTAACTTCTTGTCCTAATCCAGAATCGTAATATGTGATCGAATATCCTTGATCAACCTCAAGTCCCTTTGGTACGATTACAAGGCCGTTTCCATTTAAAATTTCTTCTGTTTCATAGTGATGAACTCCATTATATAAGGTATTATAGTCACCATATTTTTCTAACAGATACTTATCAAATGTAATCTGAGTCATTGGCCACTCAGTTTGAATATTGAGTATATTGTTTGACAGGAGAACGACCCAATCTAATGAAGATTCATTATAAAACTTATAAGCAACATTATCTGGTCTTTCGTCACCAACTACTTGATACTTTGTGAAGAATGAAAGATTACCAAAGATGTCTTCACGAATCTTTCCTCTTTTGAAAAGATTTTTTACATTATCATAATTTGAAATATATTGTTCGTCCTTATTACGACTGATGTATTCAAAATTAGGAACTTGTCTGAAATAGGGTCTTGACATTTTTAGTAACCGATTGTAGATTGACCTGGCACATCTTCGTCATAATTATCATTAAAGATTGGTTCAAGTTCATTGAATTGTAGCGTCAGTCCATATTGGGTCATTGTTGCTGCTGTATCATAAAAAGTTGCATATGAACCATCTGGAGTATAATCAACGGAGCATTGTGATAATGCACAAACTTTAATCCTATTAATTGATGTATGGGGGTTTCCTGTTCTTCCATCAATGTAAGTAATCCTAAAAACGTTTGGTGCTTTAAGAAATAACTTGGTTGAAGATTTTCTTACTGACATTCCTTTTTTGAAGAATCGAATAATACCTTTGACCTGTTTTGCTTCATCTTCACTTCTTGGTGATAATTTAAAACTAAAATTAAAAGGTCTTAATTGTGGGCCATTAAACAGAAGTTCTAAGTTTGGGTTTACAGCAGCTCCAGCAAATCTTGAAAATATATTAGTACCTACTGCTTTTCCTGCAGCCCATAATGCCGCTGCCCTACCTGTCTCTGCATTTTGCATATCTCCTTTTGGAAAAATACTATTAAACGCATCTTTAAAGGCGTCCTTCGTACCTGTGATGGCACCTAAGGATCCTGCTGCCATCACCGCTTGTAAAGGATTGATTGTATCATTTTGCCAATCAACAGTATTAATATCTGAAATTGATGGTTGAATTGGAAGATAAACTCTCCCAAGAATTGTATTAAATGATCTTTCTCCTACTTTTGTCTGTCCACTATATTCAAGCATTTCAAATCTAACATAATCTTGTTGGTTATTTGCCAATCCAGTTGGATAAATCCAAGCTTGTGCTCCTGAAGGATTATAACTTCCCTCTTTTTGTTCTGTTTTTGCATCAATATCTATACTAATTGGTTTTGCTTTACCATCACCTCCTCCACCACCTCCTCCAGTTCCTCCAGTTCCTCCAGTGCCACCGCCAGTATTTTGTAATTTTGCAGATAATTGTCCAGCCAGTCCTTGCTGAGTATTAACCGCTGTGTTAATAACAGAATTATTGATTGCTTGATTTAATACTCCATTTGGACTATTTAATGATGCAATTGCTTGAGGACTTAAAACTGGATCTCCTACGTTTTTACCGAACGGAATTCTTCCAGCGTCAGCATCACCTTGATTGTAGGCAAATGATGAAAATGTTCTACCATTATCTGAAGAGGCTGCAGCTAAGGTATAACCACCGTGTTGAAATCCATCTCCAGTTTCGTTTCCAGGTTGCCAAATTTCGCCAGTTGCTGATCTGCCACCACCCTTTGGAGTATAATAGGCATAAATTGTAGATCTAGTTACTTTTCCATTATTATCTATTGTATATTCAGTTCGAGTCCTAAAAAATAACTGAGTTCCATTTAACTTTGGACCAGTCCCATCTGAGCTTATTATTTTCGTTTGCGTAGACATTAGATGGTTTTTTACCTATTTAGTGACGAATTTGGCATAACGCAAAGAACGAAGATATTCAATCTCATTATTTCGTATTAAATGCATTTTACCTACAACTTCTTCCCAGGTATAATTTCTAGACATTCCCCAATGAAAATTTATTCCTTTGAATCCCCATCGCTCTACAGCAGTCACAGCGACTAAAGGATGTTCGTCATATGTAATATCTGAAGTTTTGGGTATGTATATAAAGGTATAATAATTGCCAACGTCGGGAATAAATTCAGATTCTGTAAAAACTTCAAGTATATTCATCATGATAAGTTCTGCATTTTCAGAACCGTCGAGTTTTCTTTTTAATTGTTCGACTCTTGATGATGCCATTACTTGATTCCGAGTTCTTCTTCTGTGATAATCTTGAACTCAATCATGTGATCTTTACAAAATTCTTCTGCAGCCTTCCACTTTGCTTGATTAGTTGCATAAGTGTAGACTTCGTTGACATATGCTTTCGTCGTTCTTGACTTTGGTTTTGGTGGTTGGGTTTGTTTCTTTGGTTTAATTTCTATGATATATTTTTTAATTTGCCCAGTACTTTCCTTGACTTTGATAATGAAGTCTGGGAAATAAGTTCTAACTCTTTTTCTTACGGGATCGTAATACTTGATTTTGATTTCTTCAGATCCCCATGCTATAATATTCTCATTCAAATCACACCAGCGACAAAATACTCTCTCCCAACTGCTCCTACAAATGATATTGTTGGGATCACCTTGGTACTTATTGGGATAGGATGGTTGATAGCGACTCTTAATACTTTCTGCCATTCCCCATATACATAATATATAAGTAAATCTATTTAGTAATGCCTCACAGAGCCATTTCGCAGGTAAAAAAAACTATTTTAAAACCTGCGTTAACTCATCTTTTTCTGGTGCAATTTGATATGCCACCAGTAAATATTAAAAAACCAGATGGGGGATTGTTAAAATGGATGTTAAATAAGACAAATTTACCAATAGATCCAAGATCTGCTGAGATGAAAGATAAACTTCTTTTACTCTGTTCTGAAGCTAATCTTCCTGGATCTACGTTACTAACTCATGAAATTAATAACGATTACACTGGACAAACTGAAAGACATGCGTATC